CTGGAGTTCAGACGTGTGCTCTTCCGATCTCTGTTTTGCGGCAAAAAATCCCTAAAATGGCAAAATCGAGATTTTTGAGAGGGAGGAATCATGAAAAATGGGACGCAATGAGGATATTTTGCAAGCGATCATCGACGGAACCGGTTCTCAGGATCTTCCGAAACCGCAATCTAGGAACGAGGCGCTCTTGATGAAACTTCTCGAAATGCTGGAATCTTCTCCGGCGATCGTGGAAGTCATCTCCGACGTCGAAATCGACGCGCTATTCGCATAAGGGAGGGATCTGAATGTCTTCGAGCTTCGCAGGATGGACACGGGACATCACGATCGATCTCGACCGCGATCGCATCGGGTGCGCGTTCCTTGAGGCGTATCAAGGCGACAAACGCGCGAACTTCTGGAATGTCCACGTTTTGACGAACGGCGTCGCGGCGGATCTCCAGGGCTTCACGGCGCGCGCCTATTTCATTCGACCGGATGGAAACACGGTCGACGTTCAAGGCTCGATCGCCGACAATGTTGTGTCGGTCGAGCTGGATGAGCATGTTTACACGTATATCGGGCGCGCCTCCGGCGCTCTGGTGATCGAAAACTCGACTCACTCGATCACGATCGACGCGATGAAGCTCAATATTCTCAAGCGGAATACCGACATCATCACGCCGGATGACGATAACTTCGTTGTCATCGGATCCGGGACGCTCGACACCGACGCTCAAACGGTCGTCGGCGCGATCAATGAACTCAATTCGGAGATCGGAGGCGTCGAGGCGATCTCGAACGCCGAGATCGACGCACTTTTCACGTAAGGGAGGAAAACAATCATGAGTAAGTTTCTCGATTACGCCGGTCTTCAACGCTTCTGGAACAAGGTGAACACGCTGAAAGCCGACAAAGCGCCGAACAATCACTCTTTCGACGGCGTGGATCTCTCGACGGTCTTCGCGAGCGCGACGGCGTTCCATAATGCGCTTGTGAGCGGCGATTTCTCGAAGATCCGCGTCGGTGATTACTGGCCTTTGAAGCTGAACGGCACGTTCCGCGACTATGGCGCTTATACTGTTCCGAGTGGAACCGCATATTTCACCGACGCGGCGCTCACGACTCAGGGCGGAACCACGTCCACGAAGATCGAAGGTCAGTATGAGAGCGCGACGGCGGTCAAATTCAAGGTTTCCGGCTCGGACGTGTATTGCGCGATCGGCGACTGTCTCGACTACTTCGAGCGCACGTGTAATAATGCGGTCGTGAATCTGGAGGTCGCCGGGATCAACAATTATTGGAGATATGGCGACTCCGGCGATTTGACCGGCAATAACAAACCTCATATCACGTTCGTCTCCCGCGACTGTCTCCCCTTCACGATGAGGATGAGGAAGGCTAACGCGGTGTGGGAGAACACCGAAGAGACGAATCCCTGGAGAGGATCCGCGCTCTTCAAGACGCTTAACGATCCCGATCACGGTGTCGTGAAGCTGATCGCCGCGACGGACGTCGGCGCGTACATGTACGCGGGGCCGAACGGCGGCGGTATGCGCGCGCTGATGGAGACGAAAGCGGCGGGAGCGACGACGGCGACGTCCTGGGGCTGGGCCGATCGCGGAAAGCTATTCCTCCCGTTCGAGTCTGAAATCTGGGGTCACGGCGTTTGGGGCGGTAACTCCGGCTATACGCTCGGCGTGAATCTCCAGCTCCCGATCTTCATCGGGACTCGATGTCACATCTCGAAGGGCATCGGAAACGGCGCCTCCCGTGCCTACTGGTGGGCGGCTTCGTCTTACTCCGGCAACGCGACGTACTTCTGCGGTGTCACCAGCAGCGGGCATCCGAACTACTACAGCGCCGTCAGCGCGCTTGGCGCGCCGGTCTGCTTCGTGATGATCTAAACTCCACAAAATCCCGCGCTTCATGCGCGGGACTTAAATCGAGGTAACAATGAGCGGGATATTTCGCAGGAATCGAACGGAGACCGGGCTTGAATTCTGGGACACGGCGGTCGAGATCAAACGAGAAGTCACACGATTTCTCATGAATCCGAACAATGTTCCGAAGAGTTACCGGTTTGTTTTCACGTTTCGGATCATCGGTCTCACGTTCGATCTCCGCGACGCGATCACGCGAGCGAACACGACGTTTCCGGTCAATGAACACGAGCTTCAACGCCGGAAAGACTTCCAACAAGACGCGATCAATACCAACGAGGCGATCATTCAAAACCTTCAAGACATGCTCGACGTTTTGACGGGCATCGACGCCGACAAGCTGGATCACATCGGAGATCTCTTGATTCGAGAGTCCGCGCTTCTTCGTGCCTGGCGGAAATCGTCAAAGCTCATGAAGCGTTGATTCATAGGTCGTTTTCCGTAACTATGTGTAGTGCGCCTCCCGTAACAACTGGTGGACGGCTTCGTCAAACTCCGGCAACGCGACGAACTTCTGCAATGTCAACAACAACGGGAATCCGAACAACAACAACGCCGTCAACGCGAATGGCGCGCCGGTCTGATTCTGTCATAGCTCGACAAAGTACACGCGAGAGCGTGGAAATCAATGCTCGATAAGAAGGGGAAAACGACCGCCTCCGGAAAGGAGGAAACATGCGCGGTGATGTGTCCAGGCGGACGCTTCTTGCATGGTCGGGAATCGTGTGCAATACCGATTTCATGCCTGGTGACACTTCGCGGAAAGAACAGCACACGCATAATAAGTCCGTACATCGTGCCTTTTATCTATGAACAGTCGAGAGCGCAAAGAAGCTCGCTATCAGCGCCGGAAGGCTGAACGCGAGAAGAAACGCGCCGAGACGAACGCCGAATTCGACAACTTTGAAAGCGTCATAAGCGCGAACGCGCTTCTCGACGGCGCTCGAAAGTCTCGGCGGACGATCCGATTCAAAGCGTCGGTTCAAAAGTATTTCATGAGTCTCTTTCGGAATGTCCACAACATGAGGCGGAGACTCCAGCGCGGCGAGAATATCACGCTCGGCTTCATCGTGTTTCGCCTCTGCGATCGCGGGAAGGAACGGATCATTCGGAGTGTTCACTTCGCCGAGAGGATCGTTCAAAGAGCGGTGTGTGATCGCGCTCTCGTTCCGCGCTTGTCGAGAAGTTTAATATACGACAACGGCGCGAGCCTGGAGAACAAAGGGATTCACTTCGCGATGCTCCGAGTCCGCGCGCATCTTCAACAATACTTTCGATCGAACGGATTCAATAACGACGGGTGGATCCTCTTGATCGACTTCTCATCGTACTTCGACAACATCCAGCACGGGCCGATCCGGGAACTTCTGGAGAAGTCCTTCCACGATGAGCGCTTGATTCGTCTCGTGTGGACATTCGTCGAGGCGTTCGGAGAGAAGTCGCTCGGAATCGGGAGTCAAGTCTCTCAGATCCTCGCGCTCGCATATCCGAACGCGATCGATCATTACGCGAAAGAGGTGCTCCGGCTCCGCTTTTACGGTCGCTATATGGATGACACATATATCATTCATCACGACAAAGCGGTTCTCGAACACGCCTTGAAAGAGCTGCTCGTGAAGTATGAGGAACTCGGAATCGTCGTCAACATGAAGAAGACGAAGATCATCCCGGTTCGGTGCTTCACGTTTCTCAAAGTCCGATATTTTCTCACCGGCTCCGGAAAAGTCGTGATGAAACCATGTCGGCGATCGATTACGAAAATGCGTCGGAAACTCAAGAAATTCCGGCATTTCCTCGACGTCGGCGTTATGACGATGGCGGACATCACCTCCGCTTATGAATCGTGGCGCGGTTACGTCGGGCATATGAACGCGCACAAGACGATCCGAACGATGGATCGTCTTTATTTTGAGCTTTTCGGCATCACACCGAAGGCAAAGAAGGGAAGGCGGTAAATCATGAAGGTTTCTATTCTCGCCGATTCTGGCGATCGCGTCGTCGCGATCTCTCCGGATAATCTCTCCGGGAATACGGGATGGACTCAGGTCGCCGAGACGCGCGTCACGTCTCACACGAAGAAAACTCTCGACGAAGTCTTCGAGAATCTCTCGAACTCCGACGGGATCCCGATTTACAAATTCGTCGACGGTTACGTGGAAGAGCGGACGGCGGAAGAGATCGCGGCGGACGTCGCCGAGATCCCGGTCGACGACTCTGTTTCCTCCGACGTGGCGATCGCCGAGATTCTGGAGGTGCTGAACGATGACACGTGATGAACTGGATCGCATCAAGACCGCGATCACGGCGCTCAAGGTCACGAGGCGCGGCGCGTCCGAAATCGCCGACGCGATTCTGGAAAAGTATGACGGTCTCTCCACGATCACGAAGACGGCTCTCAAGGCGATCGGGCTTGATGCTCTGTTCGAGCGGCTGCGCGATTTGACGCGATGAGTCATCTTCAAGTGATCGAGCGGCTCGAACAGATGCTTCACATCGCGCTTGAGATCGTCCGCGAACAAGAGTCGCTCTTGAATCAACACGGAATCGAGACCGATTCCGGCGAGCTGGAGAAGGCGCGCCGGTCATTCTATGACGACATGGAGAAATTCGTTTGAGATTGGAGGTGAATGAGCATGTCCGGACGTCCACGTCAACCGATCGATCTGATCGTCGCAAAAGGGAAGAAGCATCTCACGAAGGATGAGATCGAGCGCCGACGGGCCGAAGAACTCCAGGTTCCCGACGACGCGATCGCGCCTCCGGCGTATCTCTCAAAGCGGCAGCGGGAAGAGTTTCGCCGGATCGCGGACACGCTCGTTTCTCTCAAGATCATGAAGAATCTCGACGTCGACGCGCTCGCGGCGTACATCGTTGAGCGCGACGAATGGCTCGCGACGATCAAACAGCTTCACCGGAAGGGCGTCCGGGATGACATCGCCGCGTTCGATAAGCTCTCCAGGATCGAAGAGCGGTATCGAAAGCAGATGAGAGCATCGGCGAGTGATCTCGGACTCTCGATCACCTCTCGCGGAAAGCTGGTCATGCCGACGGAAGAAACGCCGATCCCGCATGACAACAAATTCGCGAAATTCTCGGCGGTGACGGCTGATGGATAGAATCACGTCATACGCCGAAGCGGTCGTCAAGGATCCCGCCGGTCACGGTGCGGGATCTCTCCACGTGCTCGCGTGTAAACGTCACCTCGACGACCTGGAGCGCGCCGGGACGCCGGAATTCCCGTTCGTGTGGGATGAGAAGGCCGGACACCGGGTCATTCAGTACGCCGAGACATTGACGGTCATCGAGGGCCGCGAGCCGAGGCCGCTTCATCTGCTCGACTGTCAAGCGTTCGACCTGGGCGCGACGTTCGGCTGGAAACGTCTCGACGGGAACCGCCGGTTCCGACGTCGTTACAAGAGCGTCGCGAGGCAGAACGGGAAGACCTTCGAGAACGCGATCATGGGAACGTATATCGCGAACTTCTCCGGCTACAAATACGGAAAACTGTTCACGTGTGCGACGAAACACGCTCAAGCGAAACTCGCATGGGATGAGATGGCGAAATTCATCAAGGCCGATCCGGACATGTATGAGCTTTTCAAGGTGCAAGAATACAAGTCGTTAATCACGGCTCTTGAGACGTTATGCACGATCGAGGCGCTCTCGAAGGAACGCTCTCTCGACGACGGTTTCCGCTCGATCTTCGCGAGCGTGGATGAGATTCATCAACATCCCGACAATTCAATCTATAAAGCGATCTATAACGGTCAACGATTTCTCGCCGAGGCGCTCACTTCGATGATAACGACGCGGGGAAAGAAGCTCAATTCGTTCTGTAAAGAGATGGACGATTATTGCATCGCAATTCTTCATCGCATCTCGACGGCGGATGATTTCTTTATCGACATTTACACGCTCGACGAACACGACGATATATGGAATCCGGAGAACTGGATCAAGGCGAATCCGCTTCTCGGAACCACGGCTCACGGACGCGAACAGCTCCGGATCGATGCTCAGACCGCGCGCGACATGGGCGGCGCGGATCTCCGGGACTTCATCACGAAGAGCTTGAACATGTGGGTCGTCAATTCGGATGACAGCTATATTGACGCGGCGAAATTCGCGGCGGCGGGATCTGATCGCACGATCGCCGACTTCGCCGGTCGCGAGTGTTACGTCGGGATCGACTTGTCGTCCGGCGGCGACTTGACGACGTTCTCGGTCGAATTTATCGAGGATGACGGGCGCGTCTATATGTTCTCTCATTCCTTCATGCCGAGAGGCCGGATCGATGAGCACATCGCGAAGGATCTTGAGCCTTATGACGTGTGGGAACAATCCGGTCTCATAACCGTCACCGGCGGCGCGATGGATTATAAGAACGACTATAAATTCATCATCTCGGAACTCCGATCCCTCGTGGAACGGTATGATTTGAAGATCGTCGGCATCGGCTACGATCCGCACAACGCCGACGGGATCCTCTCAGACCTGGAGGAATTCGGTGCTCCGCTCATGATGGTGACTCAGTCCGCACGATTCCTCAATGACGGAACCGTCGATCTCCGGCTTCTCATCAAGTCCGGGAAATTTGAATATGACCGGAAAAACGAGCTTCTCGCGAAGTCGTTTCTCAATGCGGTCATCGTGCGGAACAGCTTCAACGAAGAGAAGGTCGACAAGCGCGACGGCGCGCGATCGGCTCGAATCGATCCGGTCGATGCTTGCATCGACGCTCACACGGTCTATCTCAAGACACGCGAGGCCGTGAAGGTGGACGTCGAAACCGAACTCGAAAACTATCTCAAATTGATGAATTGGAAGAGGTGATTATATGGGTGTGCTGGACAAGATTCGCGGCTTTTTCAAACCGCGAAGCAAAGCGGACGCCTCATCCGACGAAGTGAATCGCTTCTTGCAATTCCTCGGCGTGGATGTGACGAACACGTCCGCGATCAACGAAGCGACATATTTCGCTTGTCTCCGGCTGCGCGCCGAGGCGATCGGAAAACTCCCGCTCAAGCTGATGCAATGGGACAACGTTCGCGGGATCAATCCCGTTCGGAATGATCCACGGTATTACATCCTCGGCACGAGGCCGAATCGGTACATGACCGCGACGACCTTCTGGAGCACGGTCGAATATAACGTATGTCACTATGGGAACTGTTATGTTCTCATCTCCGGCGCGGGTGCGAAAATGTCGCTCTGGATCCTTCCGACTGAGTCGATCCAGGTCATCAACGACGACAAGGATCTATTCAAAAAGGGCGCGGGGAAACTCTATTATGTTTACTCCGGCGAGAGCGGGATCTATACGTTCTCCGATGAGGAAATCTTGCATTTCAAGACGTCGTCGACCTTTGACGGCATTATCGGAAAGAGCGTCCGCGAGCGGCTCTCCGAGGTCATCGACTCCGGAAACGACTCTCAAAAGATGCTCCGGAGGATGTATAAGAACGGCTATACCGGAAAAGCGGTTCTCCAGTACACCGGCGACTTGAACGACAAGCTCGTTCAAACGTATATCAAAGGGATTGAAGCGTATGCGTCCGGCTCCGACGATGAGAAGCGCGATCCCTCGACGATCATCCCGATCCCGGTCGGCTCCACGTTGACGCCGTTGAACGTCAAGCTCTCCGACGGTCAATTCCTGGAGATCAAACAATATACGGCGCTTCAAATCGCGGCGGCGTTCGGGATCAAACCGTATCAGATCAACGACTTCACGAAATCCAGCTATGCGAGCGGCGAACTTCAACAAATCGACTTTTACGTGGACACTCTTCTCTATCCTCTCAAGCAATACGAAGAAGAGATCACGTTCAAGATCTTGTCGATGAAAGAGGCCGTCGATCAAGGCATGTTCTGGAAGTTTAATGTCGCGGTCACTCTGAGAGCGGACTTCAAGACTCAGGTCGAGACGCTCTCGAAGGCCGTGAACACTTTTATCATGACACCGAACGAGGCGCGCGAGCGTCTCGATCTCGGCAGCGTGGAGCACGGCGACAAGTTGATCGGTCAGGGTGCAAACATCCGGCTCGATCAAATCGGCGCTCAATATAATGCTCAATCACCGGCTGATCCGCCGGAGGAAGGAGGAAACGAAGAAGATGCAGGATGAAAACATGAAGGACGTCGTTCCGGAAAATGTCGTCATCAAGGCCGCATCGGTGGAGACGGTCGAGGTTACTCCGGAGGATCTCCGGAAGATCAACAAATACACGCTCTCTCCCGTGAAAGAGGAAGACGTGTTCGTCTTCAAAGCGGCGGTCGGCGACAATGAACCGGCGAACGATCGGAATTTCGAGCCTTTTAATCTGGCGGCGCTCCAGGACATGAAAAAGCTCTATCCCGGTCGGACGGTCATCAAGGATCATAGGCGACTCGCCGACAATCAGATCGCGCGCGTCTATGACGCCGAACTTGTGTCCGAGGCGAAGACCACCTCCGGCGGCGAAGCGTTCGCGACTCTGATCGTCAAGTGCTATATGATCCGCACGAAGGCGAATGAAGATCTCATCGCCGAAATTCGCGGCGGCATCAAGCGCGAAGTGTCGACGTCCACGATCGCAAAGAAGGCGGTTTGTTCGATTTGCGGCGTGGACAACGTCAAGACTCTCTGTCCTCATTACTGGGGCCGGGAGTATGACGGGAAGATCTGTTTCTTCACGCTCGACGGCGTGAAGGACGTCCACGAGCTGTCATTCGTCGCGGTTCCCGCGCAACGTCGCGCCGGGACTACGAAGAATTACGGCGGCGTCGAGCCTGAGAAGGCCGAACCGGAAGAGCCTGAGAGCACTCCGGAGAACACCGATGAAAAGAGCATCGAAACGCGGATCCGCGTCGCCGAGGCTCTTTTTGCTATCAATAACGACGAAGAATGAAAGGATGAAATCACATGAATAAGCGTATGCGTGAACTCCGGACTCTGATCGAGTCCAAGATCAAAGAGGCTCGCGCTCTGATGAGCGGCGAGAACAAGGACGTCGAGAAGGCGACTCAGATCATGAACGAGGTCGACGGTCTGGAGGCCGAATTCGACATCGAGAAGAAGATCTTCGAGGCCGAGAAGAGCGACGTCGAGGAAGAGGCGGAAGAGGCCGTCGAAGAGAAGGCGAAGAAGGACGCGAACGCCGAATTCGCGAAGGCCGCGCGCGCCGGTTTCCCGAAGGCGATGAGCGAAGGTTCCAACGTCGACGGCGGCTATACCGTCCCGGAGGACATCGTCACGAAGATCGAGCGCTATCGTGACGCGAAGTTTTCTCTCCGTTCCCTGGTTCGCGTCGTGAATGTCACGACCAAGAGCGGCGCGCGGACGTTCAAGAAGCGTCTCACTCGAACCGGCTTCGCGAAGGTGCTGGAGAACGGCAAATTCGCCACGAAGCAGACTCCGCAGTTTGAGCGCCTCCCCTACAGCATCGACAAATTCGGCGGATATTTCGTGATGTCCGACGAGATCGTCGAGGACTCCGACGAGAATATCGTGAATCTCATCACCGAGGACATCGGCGAAGAGGCTCGCGTGACCGACAACGTGCAGATCCTCGCCGTGCTGGGTAACGAGACCGATTTCCCGAAGGTCGATTTCGGCAGCATTGACGGTATCAAGAACGCCGTGAACGTGACTCTCGGTCAGGCGTTCGCGAACACTTCCGCAATCGTCACGAACGACAACGGTCTCCAGTATCTAGACACTCTGGTCGACTCCAACGGGAACGCGCTGCTCAAGTCGTCTCCGACCGACGTTCTCCGTCAGTATCTGGCGATCGGTTTCCGTCAGGTTCCCCTCCACGTCATCCCGAACAGCGATCTCCCGAACTTCGCGTTCTACGATCTCACCTCCGATGAGTCTATCGTGAGTGGCAAGACCTATTACACTCGCTCCGGCTCCGCTGGCGCGTATGTGTATACTGCGGTCGAGTCTCCGTCTTCCGCGAGCCTGTCCAGCTACTACGAGAAGACGGAGGTTTATCCGTTCATCGTGGGCGATCTGAACGAGGGCGTCGTCTTGTGGGATCGTCGTCAGATCACTCTGCTCCAGTCCAGCGTCGCGGCGGTCGGCTCCGGCGATGACGCCTATAACGCCTTTGAACAGGGCGGTCGACTGATTCGCGCCGACATGCGCGCGGATTATACCGCGCGTGATAAGGCGGCGGTCGTCGTCGGTTACATCGATCCGACCGAAGAGGCGGACGGCTGATTTCCGGCACAATGGCGAGACGCTCGGTCCGGGCGTCTCGCCTTGATGAATCGAGGTGATGAACAATGGCAATCACGGCGGAAAAGGTCTATCGGTATCTCGGAATCGACTTCGTCGACGATGACGTGGAGACGAACGTCGCCGATCTCATCGCGACGGCGAACGCCTATATGATCGGCGCTCTCGGCGAGAACTATCCTCCCGACGACGCGCGAGTGATCCAGGTCGAGAAGCTCTTGATCTCGGATCTCTACGATCACCGGGAACTCTCCGACAAGGTTTCCGGCGCGACACGTCGCCTCGTTGATTCGATGCTTCTGCAAGTCCGGCTCGAAATGAGGGATTCGTCATGAAATATGATCGTCCCGTGAGTCTGTTCAAGTATGACGAAGCGACGAAAGAGTGGAAGTGCATCGCGCGCAACCTTCACGCCTACGTCAACAAGACCGGCGGAACGGAGTATCTTTCATCCGGCGCGTATCAGTCGAAAGCGACGTTGACATTCGAGTTTCGGTTCTCGAAATTCCTCGCGGCTGTCTTTTTGAACACTCAGCTATACCGAATCGAGTATAACGGCGCTCAATACGACATCGAGGATTATGACGACTTCCAGGAAATGCACCGGACGATCCGTCTTCTGGGGGTGGCTCGCGGTGTCTAATATTCCGCTCGATCAACTCGCCTCGACGATTCAAGAGGGCCTCAACCTCTACTCGAAAGCGATTCTCGACGGCGTGGATGAGGCCGCAAAGACGGCAGTCGACGAAATGGTTCAATCCACGAAGCAACGTCCGACGAAGGATTATCGCGCGACGGGCAAATATGCGAGGTGTCACGCTTCGCAGGTCGGCGAGAACTCATTGACGGCGAAGTCTCGAATCTGGTATGTCAAGGATCCACAATTCCGGCTCACGCATCTTCTGAACAACGGACATCGAACGAGATCCGGCGGTCACGTCTCCGGCGACGGTCACGTCACGAACGCGGCGGAACAGGCGATGTCACGATTCGAGGATCTGGTTCGAGGGGTGATTCAGCGTGAGAGCACTTAATCTCTACGACGAATTGAACGCGCTCGGAATCAAATTCGAGCCGATCGGATTCGTCAAGGCTCCGGCTTATCCGTATGGGACATATGTCGATGACGCGGACGTTCATCAACCGGACACGAATATCGGTGTCCGAACGGTGCGTCATCGCGTCACGATCGAAATGTATGACAGCGTTCTCAAGGATCTCGAATCCAGGGTCAAACCGCTTGAATCCTGGCTCAACGGTCTCGCGCTTGATTACACGAGACGACCGCGTTTTGTGGTTGATGAAGATCACTATGCGATGACATATTCCCTCCAATACACGACCAAAGAAAGGAATGAAACATCATGAGGATTGTTCTCGGCTCCGGTAAGGTGTTCGTCACCGAATTCACCGGTTCCACGATCCCGGCGGACTCTGTGATCGAGACCGACGCGAACAAGCTCGGCGCGATCAAAGGCGGCGCGTCGGTGGAATATACGCCGACCTTCTACACGGCGAAAGACGACCTCGGCTCGGTGTCGAAGTCTCGACTCACCGAGGAAGAAGCAAAGCTCACGTGTGGCGTGATGACTCTCGACGGGACGACCTTCGAGAAGATTTGCTCCACGGCCACGGTCACGACCACGCCGGCGACTCAGTCGGCAGCGGGTAAGCGCGTCGTGAAGATCGGCGGCGCGGGCAACGACAACGGCAAGAAGTACGTGATCCGGTTCCTTCACGAAGATGAGGAAGACGGCGACATTCGCTTGACGATCGTCGGCAGGAACGAGGCCGGTTTCACGATGTCCTTCAAGCAGGACGAAGAAACCGTTCTCGACCTGGAATTCGCCGCGCATCCGCACGACACCGACGGAACGCTCATCAAGTACGAAGAAGAGATTCCGCAACTCACCGGCTCCGGCACTTAACCGTCAATGAGGATCGGGTTCGTCCCGATCCTCTGTTTTATTCATGAATGGGAGGAAAACAATCATGAAAACTCTGAGACTCACTCACGATAAACTCGCCTGTTTCCCGGTCGAGCTGGACGAATTCGGCGAGATCCACGTTCTCACGCCTACGAAGGGCATTTTCTCCGAACTCGTTCGTGTCGTTCCCGCGACGCAGAATCTCGCCGGAAAGAAGATCGATCCGGAGGTCGCCGAGAAGACTCTCAGCGATATTTACGGCGTATGCTCGAAGATCCTCTCCCGGAACATCGAACACAAGCTCATTTCGCCGGAGGACGTCGAGCGCGTCTTGATGATCTCCGACATCATCGTGTTCATTGAGGCGTATGTGAATTTCATCACCGACACGGCGAAGGCCAACGAAAAAAACTGATCCTCCCGGAGTATCCGGTTCCGGAGGATCCAGAAACTCATAAATACACGACGGTCACATATTGGGAACATCTCGTTTCCGAGTATATGCGGATCCCTCTTCCGGAGGTCGACGATCTGGATTATATCGACTATCTGATTCTCCGCCGAGACGCCTTCATTACGAAGCTGAACTCGACGGAAAGCGGTCGGAAATATCTGAATGATGCTTATCGTCTCACGCTCACAAAACCGGATCGGAAGAGGCTCCGCGAACAATTCACGAATTCATAAGGAAGGGGTGATCGAATGGCGTCGTCCTTGAATCTCAAGGGACTCACGATCGAGATCGGCGGTGACGTCTCCAATCTTCAAACGGCATTGAAGAGCGTGAACGGCGAGATCTCCAACCTTCAAGCGAATTTGCGCACGGTCGAGAGCGCCTTGAAGCTCGATCCCTCGAACGTGGACGCACTCGCGCAAAAACAAAAGCTCTTGACGGACGCGGTCGCCGAGACCGCGACGAAGCTCGATCTTTTGAAAGAGGCTCAACGTCAAGCGGACGAAGTGATCGCGAACGGCGGAGAAGTCGATCAACAGGCATATCGAAATCTCCAGTCCGAGATCGTCCGAACCGAATCCAGCTTGACGGACTATGAGAATCAGCTCCAGTCAACGGAGACTCAGCTCCAGAACGTCGGGCAAGAGTCCGATAATACCACGAACGAGACTCAGGAACTCGGCGAGGCGTTCAACGACACCGGCGAGAGTGGAACGTCGGCGGTGAACGCGATCGCGGACGCACTCGCGGCGGCTGGTATTGCGAAGATGCTCCAGGAGGCCGGAGAAGCGGTCTATAATCTCGCCGATTCCTATTCTAACGCGACGGCGAACATTGTCGAGGGAACCGGCGCGACGGGAGACGCGCTCAAGGGTCTCGAAGAGTCGCTCTATAACGTGTATTATCGCGTCACCGACTCCGAAGCGACGATCGAGTCCGTCGGAAATCTGCTCGCCGAGGTGAACACGCGCCTCGGCTTGACGGGCGAGTCTCTGGAGAATACGTCGGTTCTCATCTCTGAATTCGCGGAACACACCGGAATTGACGCCGTGAGCGCGGTCGATATGATCGTGGACATCATGAAAAAATGGGGTCTCACGATTGACGATCTTCCGACGCTGCTCGACGGTCTCACGGTGGCGAATCAATCATGTTCTTTGAGCATGGATGAGATCGGGCGTCTTCTGGTTGACAACAAAGCGCAATTCGACGCGCTCGGCTATAGTGTGCCACAAGCGACGGCGTTGATCGTCGCTCTCGCTGATTCCGGCGTGAACACGTCTTCCGTTCTCACCGGCATGAGAAACGCGATCAACGTTCTCTCTCAGTCGACGAAAGACGTTCCAGGCGCGTTTAATAGCATGATCCAGGCGATCGCGAACTGTGACAGCGCGACGGACGCTCTGAACATGGAGGTCGGGAACACCGGGAAAACCGTCAAAGAGGTTTTCGGCGCGAAGGCCGCTCAAGAGATGGTCACGGCGATCCGGTCGGGCAATTTCGCGATCGAAGACTGGATGAAGGTTCTCCAGAATTGCGACGGCGCTCTCCAGCAGACCGCAAACGGCGCGAACACGCTTCAAGATAAATGGGCGACGGCGTCACGCAATATCTCCGGCGCGTTCTCTCAGGCGCTCACGCCGACGATCGAGGCGGTGTCCGGAAAGCTCGCGGATCTGGTGACGAAATTTGGTCAATTCCTTCAAGAGCATCCCGGACTTGTGAAAGCGATCTCGGCGATCGCGGCGGCGTTCGGAACGCTTCTCGGAATTGCCTCGATCATCACTATCGTTCAAAAGATAATCGGCGTGTTCTCGGCGCTTTCCGGCGTCGTGACGGTCGTGAAAACAGTCGGAACGGCGGTCTCCGGTCTGTTCTCGATCCTGGCGGCGAATCCGATCGCGCTCATTGTGGCAGCGATCGCCGGACTCGTGGCGGCATTTGTGACGCTCTATAACAAATGCGAATGGTTCCGAAACGCCGTCAACGCCGTTTGGGAGGGCATCAAGAACGCCGTTTCAACCGTCGCAAATGCGGTCAAAAACGCATGGAACGCCGTCGCAAGTGCTCTCACGAACATCTGGAACGGCATCAAGAACGCGGCGTCGAGCATCTGGAACGGGATCACCGGCACGATCACCAACATTTGCAACGGCGTAAAGAACACACTCTCGAACATCTGGAACGGAATCAAGTCCACGGCGACGTCGGTCTGGAATGGCATCACCTCCACGATCACGAACGCGGTGAATAATGTCAAGACCAAAGTCACGAACGTTTGGAACGGCATCAAGTCCATGGTCACGAACGTTTGGAACGGTATCAAGTCGACCGCGACGAACGTGTGGAACGGTATCACGACCGCGATCACGACAGCGGTGAATAACGTCAAGACTAAAGTCGTCAACATCTGGAACACGATCAAGACCTCGATCACGAATGTCTGGAACGGCATCAAGAGCGCGGCTTCGACGGTGTGGAATGGGATCACGTCCACGATCACGAATATCGTCACCGGTCTCAAGACGAAGATCACGAACATCTGGAACAGCATCACGTCGACTCTCACGAACATCTGGAGTAACATCAAGACGAAGGCGACTCAGGCGTTCCAGAATATCGGCTCTTCGATCGTGAACACGCTCAAAGAACTTCCGGGAAAGATCGTCGACATCGGAAAGAATCTCGTTTCCGGTCTCTGGAATGGTATCGCGGATAAAGGAAAATGGATCCTCGATAAGATCAAAGGGTTCGGATCCTCGATCCTCAACGGCATCAAGGGCATTTTCGGAATCCATTCGCCGTCGACCGAAACGGCGTGGATCGGCGAGATGCTCGCGCGCGGTCTCTGGAAGGGCCTCGACGACTCGGAAGGGATGCTCGATCGGAAGGTCGCGGAGATCTCCGACGGGCTGCTCGACCGGCTCTCCGGACTCACGGACATTGACGCCGGGATCAATGGTCTCGCCGCGATGAACGGCGTCGCCGGGTTTGGTTCATCCAGCGATCCGACAGAAGAGCGGCTCGCGAAGCTGCTCGACGCGGTCGAGGCTCTGAGAGCGGAAGTCCGCGCGGAACGGTCGAGACCGGTTCTCATCAACGGACGAAAGCTCGTGGGCGCGATCGCCGATGACATGGACGACGCACTCGGCGAGATTCAAGCGCGGAAGGAGGTCGGCGCGGTATGATTTCCATGATCGAACAGCGCGGAATAAGGTTCGTCGACCTCATCACCGGCGAAGAGCGGCACACGGTCACGAACTGGGATCTCGTGATGTCGCGAAAGATCATCGGGACACCGAAACTCAAGTATAAGAGCGTCAATCTTCCGGATCGCGACGGCGATCTGGATTATACCGACGCTCTTTTCGGCGTCCCGCTCTACGAAAACCGAACTCTCGAATTCACGTTTGAGTATCTGGAGGATCCTCGGATGTGGAACGAGAGGTTCATTGACATTCGGAATTTCCTCCACGGGCGAAAAGTGAAGCTATACGATCCGGACGACTCCGGCGCGTATTACTACACGGGCCGCGTCGAGGTCGGCGATCCGGAAGGCGGACTCGTGAAGATCTTCGACGTGAAAGTCTCCGCGAATCCCTGGAGGCTCAAGGCGTCCGGCGAAACCGTCGAGACGATCGCGGCGACGCCGAACAAGGTTTTCCGACTCATGAACGATTGGAAACCGGTCGTTCCCACGATCACGACCGACGCGCTCGTGTCGATCCAATTCGGCAGCGTGGTTTATACGATGGACGGATCTGGGACGTTCAAATTCCCGAAGATGCTTCTCCAGCACGGCGCGAACGTGATGAGCGTCGTCTCAGGGACGGCGAACGTCACATTCACTTATCAAGAGGGGGCGATCTGATTGATCTATCAGATCCGGAACGACGCCTCGAATCTCATCGTCTACGATCCGAGGCTCGACGACGCGGTCGTCACCGAACCGGAACTCAAACTCTCGGACAATCAATGCGGATCGCTCCGCTTCACGATGTTTCCGAGTCATCCGGATTATCTGAACATCCAGAAGCGGCGGACGATTTACGCGGTCTATCGCGGCGACGCTCTGAATCCGATCTTCAAGGGCATTTGCACCGAGGGAACCGACGATCAGACTCAGATCGTCGATTTTTATTTTGAGGATTTCATGAGCGTTCTCCGCGACTCGATGCAAGACGCTTTTGAGTATCACGGCGAGCTTCTCCCGTTCATTCAAGGTCTCATCACGGCTCATAATGCTCAAGTCGAGACCTGGCAGCGGATCCAGCTCGGACACGTCACGGTCACGGATCCGAATGACTATATCTATCGACTCTCCGAAAAAGAGTTATCGACGTGGGAGGTCATTCAGACTCGTTTGATCGACGTTTACGGCGGACATCTCCGGATGAGATATGAGAACGGCGTCGCGTATCTCGATTATCTCGAAGGCTCGACGGTGAATCTTGATCCGTATCTGAACGCCTCGACTCAGACGATCGAGATCGGAGAGAATCTCAAAGATTTCTCTCGGCTCATTTCGGCGTCGGAAACATACACGGCTTGTATTCCGAAGGGCGCGGAGGCTACGTTCTACGATGACGACGGCGTCGAATATAAGGCGAGGATCTCGATCGAGGATGTGAACGAGGGGTCGAAGTATCTCGTGAACTCGGACGCGGTCGCGCTCTATGGGTATCGGTGCGCGCCGGTCGACTTGACGACCTGGGACGACGTCACCGAACCGGCGAATCTCAAGCGTAAAGGTCAAGAATTCCTCGACGGGACGCTCGTAAAACTCACGAACTCCGTCAAGCTCACGGCGGAGGATCTGTGTCACCTGGGCGTCGCGTCGGACTCGTTCGGATTCCTCGATTACGTCCGCGTGTACATCTTCACGGCGAACATCGATCAAATCTATCTCTTGACGTCGATCACGATCCCGCTCGATGATCCGTCCGAGTTGACGATCTCCCTCGGTGTGACGACGCTCGATCTCACCGACAAGCAGACGAAGCGCGCCTCCGATCTCATTCAAAGAGTCGACAACGTGGAATCGTCCGTCACTGAGGTTCGACAGCAGACCGCGACGGACATCGAACAGATCTCCGAGACATTCTCCCGGCTCATCGAAGAGACGGCGGAGTCAATCAAGAGTCAAATGTCGGCGATCTATGTGTCGTCGACGTCGTTCTCTGAGTATCAATCGGCGGTCACGTCGCTTCTCGAACAGACCGCTCAAGGCTTCACGATGCAATTCAACACGCTCACTCAGCAGATCACGACGCTCGACAACACGGTGACGACTCAGATCACGAACACGTCGCGTTACATCCGTTTCGTGAACGGTCGGATCGTGATCGGCGTCGAGGGCGATCCGTTGAGTCTGGAACTCCGGAACGACCGAATCGTGTTCATCGTGAACAATGTCGAGATCGCCTATTTCGCGAGCGGGCGTCTCTACGTGAACGAGGTCGAAGCGCTCGTTTCGCTCGTGATCGGAAACTTCGCCTTCATGCCGACAGCGGCGGGAGGAATGTCGCTCAAGTATATCGGAACATGATCGGAGGTGTTTGAATGGCTTTATCCGGAACGATAAACGGCTCCACAAACAATCAATACATTCAAGCACGTATTCGATGGAGTGCGACACAAGATCAGCTCGCGAACACATCGTCGGTGACGGCGATCTTCGAGGTTCGCAAACTCTCGACATCCAGCGCGGCGACGACGGGTGAAGGAAATTGGACGCTCACGATCAACGGAACGAGTAAGTCGATCCACAAAACGTCGATGAACGTCCCGAATAACGACGTCTGGCAGGAACTCGGACGGAACACGGTCTCGGTTCCTCATAACGCCGACGGAACGAAGACAATCTCGATCACCGGCTCCGGCGGAACGCTCCGCACGACCTGGACGACGACAACGGTCTCCGGATCCGTCACACTCGACGCGATCCCGCGTCAGACGATCCCGACGTTCAACGCCGATCCGCACTATTTCGGCGACGATCTGGAGATCACGATCACACCGGCGCTCTCGACGTTCACTCACGACATTCTCTATACATGGGGCAACGGCGAAGCGGTGACGATCGTCTCCGGCTTCACGTCCGGTCAATACGATTGGACGATCCCGGCGAGCTTCATGAACGACATTCCGAACGCGGCAGCGTCGAGCGCTCTCGTGATTACGGTCAAGACGTACTCCGGCGGATCTCTTCTCGGCACGACGAACACGGCGATCACGTGCGAGGTTCCCGCGAGCGTGGTTCCCACGATCAGCGCGATCACATGCACGGACACCGGGAATATTCAACTCATTGACTCGACGAGAATAACGAACGGCTGGATCAACAACACCGGCGGCGTGACGGCGTCGTCCTCTTATCGGTGCTCCGATTATATTCCCGTCGTTCCGGGTGAGACGATCAATTTTGAGATGCTCAATCCGGACGGCGATCAAGTGTGGTTCGACGACACATATTTTGATTCGAACAAGGATTATATCGGTGGATATGAGGATCACTATTCGACCGACACGCGAATCGTTGAATCCTTCACGGTTCCGGCAAATGCGGCATACGTGAGAATCAGCTATTCGAGCGGTTATTCTGCGCGCCTCTGGTGGGATCTGTTTATCAAAACGCTCTCGGTGCTTCACGTCAACGCAACGGCGGCGGGTGCTTATGGATCCACGATCACGAGTTATCTCATCGAGACGATGGATCAGGTGAGAACACAAAACGACATCGACGTCGGCGCGGTCACGTCGTCCGGGACGGTGTCGGTCAAGGTCACGGATTCGCGAGGCCGAACGGCTGAGAACACGACGTCGATCACGGCTCTCGATTATGAACTTCCGGTCATCGAATCGTGTGTCGTCGAGAGAACAAACGATCGCGGGATCCCGGTCGAGAACGGAACATATCTTCGAGTAACGCTCGGATGTTCGGTTTCATCCGTAGATCATCACAACGCGATGACGGTCAAGATCTATTACAAAGACGCCTCCGATCCGAACGTTCAACCGACGCTCGCGCGAACGATCTCGGAACCGGGAGTCATCGCGCTCCAGGGCCGCGTCGAGATGATCTCCGGAATGGACGTCGCGAAGACGTACACGATCACGGTCGAGGTGTATGACATTCTCGCGGCGGCATCGACTCCGACAACGATCTCCGGCGTCATTCAGTCCGAAGGCGCGATCATCTCCTGGAGGTATGGCGGAACCGGCGTCGCGTTCGGTCGCACGTCTGAAACGCCGTATCAAGCCGATTTCGAGTGGCAGATTCGAGGCAGGAACGGCGCGATCCTCGACGTTCCTCTCCCGATCACGTCCGGCGGAACCGGCGCGAACTCTCTCCAGGGCTTGATCGCTGTTCTTCTCGACGCGATCTATCCGGTCGGGTGTTTGTATTGGTCGAGCGACTCCACAAATCCGGGAACTCTGTTCGGCGGGACGTGGACGGCAATCACCGACAAATTCGTTCTCGCGGCTGGATCGACGTTTAGCGTCAACGACACCGGCGGCGAAACGGAACACGTGCTCACGGTCGCGGAATTACCGACTCACAATCACAATTTGATTCACAATGCGGACTCAGGCGGGGCGGTGTCCGGCTCGGATCCGACCGGTCGAGGGCCATTTGTGCGAGAACTTCCAGCATCGGGAACGGCGACAAACTACACGGACTTTTACACGTCGGACGTCGGCGGCGGCGACGCGCATAACAACATGCCTCCATACGTGGTCAAATATTGTTGGGAGAGAACAGCGTAAACCACAAACACGAAAGGATGTGATCTCATGGCGGTTACTATCGGATCGGCGCGGATCGATGAGAACGGTCACGCGACAGGCGGCAAGGCTGGCGATCAGACCGGAAAAGAGGTCTCGACTCAAAGCTGGTATAAGCACTCTAAAGGCTGGAGGGTGTTCCGATGCAAGGATCCCGACAAGGCCGCGAAGATCGCCTCGGCGATGAGCGCGGCGTGTAAGAATCCTAAAATCGGCTATGATCAGAATCAGCGGCTCACGCTTTACAACGCGGCGAAGGCGGTCGGCTTCGATCCTGGCAAGGTAACGACCGCGTGTGAAACAGACTGTTCCGCGCTCGTGCGCGTGTGTCTGGCCTTCGCCGGAATCATGGTCGCGAACTTCCGCACGACTGACGAAGCGAAGATCATTCTCGCGTCGAAAATGTTCGTCGAACTCACGGCGTCGAAGTACACGACCGGCTCCGCGTATCTGCGCAAGGGTGACATTCTCGTGACAAAGACTCAGGGTCACACGGTCGTCGTTCTCACGGACGGCTCGAAGGCTGAGAAGAACGTCCCGCCTCCGGAGAGCGCCGTCAAGCTGGGCGATCGGGATCTCAAGAACGGCGACGTCGGCGAGGATGTGCGCGAGATGCAAACCGCACTCATGAAGCTCGGTTTCTCTCTCCCGGTCTACGGGGCCGACGGCAAATTCGGCGGCGAGACGGAAAAGGCCGTGATCGCCTTCCAGAAGGCCGTCGGCGTGACTGTCACCGGAACGCCGATCGAGGCGAACGGCATCTTCGACAAAGAGACGTTCCGCGCGATGGAGAACGTTCTTTATCGCTATGTCGAGATCACCGGCGGATCGGTCAACGTCCGCAAAGGGCCGGGAACGAATTACGGGATCCTCGGCGTCGTCCACAAAGGCGATCGTCTGAAATATGGCGGTCAGACCTTCGAGAACAGATGGTTTCTTGTGGAGTATGAAAATCAAAACGCGGCGGTGTCCGGTATGTATGGGAGGCTTGTCGAATGAGAGACGTGATTCTCGGCTTGTATGCGGCGATCCTCCCGATCGTGCTCGGCTATGTCGTCAAGCTGCTCAAGGACAACAAGAAAGAGCGCGACGCGAATTCTCGCGGGACGATGCTTCTTCTCCGAGTGCAGCTCATCGAGTATCATGACAAGTATGTCGCGCTCGGCTCGATCCCGTCATACGCTTATGACAACTTCGTCGACATGTTCAAGGCTTATCGCGCTCTCGGCGGGAATGGTCTCATCGTGAAGATGAAGCGGGAGATCGACCGGATCCACCTCGGGAGGGCTGCGCGATGAAACCGACGAAACGTGACGAAGGACTGTTTCTCGCGGGGGTGATCTTGATCCTCTTCGCGCTCGCGGTACTCACGGGCCTCGGCTGGCTCGCGTCTGTCCTTGGTGGATAAACTTGTGGAAAACTTCATGGGAGGTGTAAATCATGGATCAGAATCGTTTCAAGTCCTGGGCGCTCTGGGTGTCCGTCGCTGGTGCGGTGTGGGTCATCGCGTCCGCGTTCGGCGTTCCTGAGAAGATCGGGATCGACGAAGGGACGTTCACGAAGGTTCTGAACGCGATCGGCTCGATCCTCATCGCGTTCGGCATCTGCAACAATCCGACCGACAAAGAGAATTTTTGAGAGAATCGGCGAGTGTGGAGCGATCCACCTCGCCGAGTTTTTTTTGTTTGCGTGTCAAACTTCATGTCAAACTTTGTGTCAAACTTTTTGGAGGTTTGACACGGTCTCGGAGGCCGAAAACGCCGTATTTACGGACTTTTTCATGTTTACTATGTCATAAATCATTATTTATTCTATTTCTTAAGAAAATAAAGTATATAATATATAATAATGTATAAGAATATAATATATAAAGAATAGGGGTAAAAGTTTGAACTTTGACACGGAAGGCTCAGAAAGCCCGAAACCACGTGGTTTTCGCGTGTCAAAGTCTAAAAAAGTTTGACACAAAGTTTGAACTAAGTTTGACACGGTCGCCGGAGAGAAGATTTCCGGCGGCTTTTTTTTGTTTATACGACGTTCGTCGTAAAATTTAACATTCCAAAGTCATTGACTAATTACGACAATAGTCGTAATATAATAGCATAAACTGAATATTCTGAATTTTGATTGGAGGTCGCGAACATGAAGGAATGGGAAACCGTGAGGATCTACAAGGCGAGAACGATGAGACCGGTCATCGAGCGTGACGACGATTGGTTCGACCGGAAGACGCTCCGGATCTTCTCCGATCGGCTCTATGAAGTCGATTATCTGGAGTACAACATGAACGGCGAGATCGTCGGCGCGGGATCGGAAGATTTCTCCGGCGAGCGGTGGAGAAACGGCGCGGTTTATCGGAGGGTGTTCGCCTGGGACGGCAAGCGGTACAACAAAGGCGGGAACAAGTGGTTCGAGGAACTCTCGATGAAGACGGTTCGGAAGTCCGACGCTCGGAACTTGAAGACGGTTCTCCAGGCGATGATCGGCAGCGAATACGCGGAGATTCAGATTCGGTATTGAGAACGACAAAGGCTCGCCGGGAGCCTTCAATCCCGGCAGAATGGAGGAATTATCATGACGCATCTTCCGATCACGACATACACCGATGAATATTATCGTCCGACAAATCTCACCGATGATGAAATCGCATGGTTCAATGCGGTTGTCGATCGGGCGAAGCTGGTGACAGGCGTAAAGGTGGATATTATCCCGTTCGATCATGATCTGTATTCCGGAAAGCATCGGGACGCGCTCGGATGTTGCACGACGACCGATCCCGCGAACATGCTCGGCGACGATGTCGACACTTATATCACAATCGATTGCTATTTCATTCATGAGAAGTTTGAGCAGGTTTTCAAGGGCCGTCACTCGATCGAGAAGCAGACTCTCGAAGAGGTCGTCGCGCACGAGATCGCGCATCTGTATGTGTGGCGGCACGGAAAGAAACACACGACGCTCACGAATGAGATTTATAAAAAGATCGTCGAGAACGCGGCTTGAAAAGGTCGCGATCCTCGGCGAATAACGAAGGGAGGAATCAACGTGAAGCGGTATGAGGTTCGGAGGATCGGGTTCAACTGGTTCGGGATTTACGATCTCGTGAAGCGGGAATTCGTCATCGAGACGACCGGCGTCGGGATCGAAGTCTATCGGGAAATGTTCGAGTGCTGAGAGGGAGGTCGACGACATGGTTATGTATTCTGTGATGCTGAAAAGGTTCAAGGGATCGACTCGACCGGATGTGTGTTTGTGTCGGGAAGAAGATCGCGAGGTCGCGATTCGGCAGATGAGAAAATACGTTCGGGAGAATGGGTTCTCGATCCACGATCGCGACGGATGGTTCACGATCGCGGGCGTCGTACTCGTGGAACAAGAGCCGATCGTCGGCGCGCCGGTTCTCAGCGTGACGTCGTATCATGACATTTTCGACATATACGACAATCGAAAGTGAAATGTGATGACATGATGACGATCCGCGTCGGACTCTTGAAATCCGGCGCGGTTCTCGGCTATAATGACATTGGAGGTCGTGAAACAATGCTTGATGAAGTCATGAAGGAACTCAAGATCAAAACGAAGGATCTCGCGGAGAAGACCGGGATCTCTGTCCGGACGCTCGAATCATATCGGAACGGGAGACGGGAACCGGCGCTCTCCGTCGGTCTCCGGATCGCCGACGCGCTCGGCGTGGATCCTCATAGGCTCGTATCGCCTCCAGACGGCGAGAAATCGACCTGAGAGCGTTTATCCGGACCGGGACGAGGAATCCTTCATCTTGGACGTGAGGCGCTCTCAGGGCCGTTTCTGAGGCTCTATGACAGCGCTATTACAGCACGAGACGCGACAAGGGCTATTTGACGGGGACTTTTGTTCCTCTGCTAAGGGAGTAGGGTGGGATAACTGCCGCGAGGGTTCAAATCCCTCCTTCTCCGCCACAAGCTCGAAAACACCGATGAAATCGAGGTTTTTGGGCTTTTTCTTTGTCTTCCAGCGCCTCGGCGCGTCTTTGGTGATTCGCTTGTCTGTATTCCTCTATCTTGAATTATCTTGAACTATTACAGCGTCTATTACAGCACGTTTTCTCACTCGATCCGGTTCACGGCGTTGAGCTTGTCTTCGAGCGGGATTCTCACGTAATTCTTGAGGGTCGTGAGATATGAGGCGTGTCCGCCGGTCTCAGCGATGATCCCTCCCTCGATCCCGGCGGCGGTCATGCTGGAGAAGTAAAAGTGTCGGCACGTCTGAGGCGGCAGCTCGCGAAGGCCGGTTCTCCGGATCGTCGTCCAATAAGCATCATAGAAGTTATCCTCGTTCATTTCGAGAAGTTTCTTCCGGCGCTGAGAGACGAATCTCTCGACGATCGGTTTGATCCTCTTGTGAATCGGGATCTCGCGGTCGATTCCGGCTTCGCTCTTGATTCCGCCGATCATGTAATTCTCTGCAAGGTGGATGTTCTCAAGCTGGATCGTTGCGATCTCGCCGTATCTCAGACCGGCATAACACATAATCAAGATATATCCCGTGAAGGCGTTCGTCTCATAGTCCTTCCACAAGGCCGCGACTTCATCCTTCGTCCAACACTCGCGCTTCGCTTTAGGTGTGTCCGGGAGATCGACATATTCGCTTTTGTTGTGCGAGACGATTTCCTTCCGGATCGCGATCCGGTAAAGGTGCGACAACATGACTTTCATATCCCGCGCGGGATAATAGGTCGACGTCGCGCCGTCGATGACGGTTTGAAGGTCATCGACGGTGAGCGTCGAGATCATGGCGAACTCGATCGGCGCGAGACGTTTCCAGGCTATACCGAGTTTGTCGCGCTGAGACTTCGAGAGCGCGTCAAACTCTTTTCCGTCGGTGTATGCCTCATGGAGATCGTGAAGCGACATGTCGACGATCTCCGGCTTCGTGGCCTTCAATCCAGGAAGGGCCGCGATCGCGTCGGATTTCTTCACGAAGATCTTCGAGGCGGTCTTCCGCTTGAGTTTTCCGTCTTCGTCTCGGTATATTGCGAGAACGACGCTCGCGCGATATTTCCCGTTCGGCATCTTATAGACTGTTCCCTGTCCATTTCCTCGCCTCTTGACGGATCTCTTTTTAGGTTCCTGAGACGCTCCGCAAAACATGCAGAATTTCGAGACGTCCGGGATCTCTTCTTTGCATTTCAAACACTTCACAAGATCACCTCATTCGTCGAGTTTGTGTCCACAATACGGACAATAGTGTTTCGGATCCTCCGAGGTCTTCGACTGTTTGTCGATGGCGCTTGAAAATCCGGCGGCGATGATTCCGGTCGGGATGGCGATGATCCCGATCCCGACAAGACTAATCACGGCGGCGAAGAATCTCCCGATCGCCGTCACTGGGTACACATCGCCATAACCGACGGTCGTCAAGGTGCAAATCGCCCACCAAAGCGACGCGATCACGTTCGGAAATTGATCCGGCTGAACCGGGTTCTCGACGGTATACATCACGATCGCCGAGAACAGCATGACGAACATACAAAGCACGATCGAGATTATGAGCTGCGAGGCGGACTCTCGAATCACGCCGACGATCGTCTGGAGCGCGTCGAAGTATCTCCCGAACTTGAACACTCTCAAGAGACGGAAGAGCCGAAAGAGACGGATCATCCGGAGGAACCGAAGGTCAGCGGAGAAGAACGGCAGATAAAACGGCAGGATCGCGAGAAGATCGACGATCGCCATAAATGAAACAAGGTATTTGAGACGTGGATGTTTCGCGTCCGGAAAGAGAAGATCCGCCGTCCATATCCTCAAGACATACTCTCCCGTGAACACGATGACGGTCACGATCTCGAAGGTCGAGAAGAGCGTGTCATACTTCTCCGCGATATTCTCGAACGACTGGAGAATGATCGAGATCACGCTCAAAACGATGAGCGCCATAATGCCGAGGTCGAAGACGCGACTCGCGCGGTCTCCGGTCTCGGCTTTGTTTATGATGTCAAAAATTCGTTTCTTCATGGTCTCTCATTTCTTTGAAGGTCGGGCCGCGATCATTCCTTGAGCGAAGTCGCAAAGTCGGCGGACTTCTCCGGGAGTCATCTTTCGGAGAATGGATACCATTATCGCGTCGTCGGTGTTACGGCAATGGAAAGTCAATTCACTATCGGACTCTATAAAAAACACGGTTGGAAACACGTTGAACACGACTGAAAGATTCTTGAGCGTTTCGAGATCGGGTTCACGTGCTCCGCGCTCATACATCGAGATCGTGCTCTTTGAAACGTCGAGCTTCTCCGCGAGATCTGATTGTGTCATTCCTTTAGCTTCTCTAAGCTCTCGAATCTTTACGCCAACATTCATTTTTCTCACCTCCAATATTAGTATAACACGCTACGTGTGAAATATCAATTAAAGTACACAAAACGTGTTGACAAACTGTGTTCGCGGTGCTAAGATAATTCACGTACACGGAACGTGCACACAATCAAAGAAGGGGGGTTCGTGTGATGGATGCAAAAGCGATTGGCAAGAAATTGGTGCATCTGAGAGCGGGAAAGTCTCGTGAAGAAGTATGTTCCGCGCTCGGTTTGAGCGTGTCGACATTGCAGATGTACGAAAACGGAAAGCGTATTCCGCAAGACGACATCAAGATTCGGATTGCGAAATACTATGAGACGACAGTCGGCGGTCTCTTTTTTTCCGAGGAAGTACACGAAACGTGCACTCGCGAGGTGAGCTAAATGACGATCGATGAGATCAGGTGCTCTGAGAAACTGTTTCTCACACCGACGGACATCGCGCCGATCCTCGGCGTTCATCCGTACTCGATCAATCTCCAGGCTCAAGACGATCCCACGAAACTCGGTTTCCCGGTCGTGGTGATCCGGCGGAGAGTCAAGATCCCTCGGCTAAGATTTCTCGAATGGATCGGAGGTGAGAAGAATGAGTTACTCCATAACACGCGCGGAACAAGAGACCTCGATCGTTTGGGATGAGGAAGAACAGATCGCGCACATCTACGCGGCTTCGCCGGTTACAATGCGAAAGCTCGACAAGCTGGTCGCCGAGTTTCCGGACGTGTATAAATGCGCGTAGATCGACAAGGACGGCTCCGCGAAGAAGTACGAAGTGACGAAGCGTTTGATCCGGTTCGGAAAACCGGCGTCCGAGGCCGTGAAAGAGGCGAGCCGGAGAAAAGCCGAAAATCTCGCGCGTTTTCGTGAAGATCGTAAGTCGATTGACTAACGTTTCCGCGTTCACGGTTTTCCCTAAGAGATATTCACATTGAAGGTGTGAGTCTTTTGAAACGGGACTATGGACGAGAGTTTGAAGACAATCCGAGACTCTGGAGGTGAACAAGTGAAAACGGAAATCTTTTATACCGATCCTGTTTGGGCGATCGTCGTATCAGATGACGCCGAACAGATTCGGAAGATCCAGGAACTCGCCGAGGAACATCCCGACGAAGTCGTGATTATCTGTGAGCCGAAAGACAACGACGGCAAAATCACGGCTCGATTTCCTCCGAGGTGGATCACGATAAATCCACCGGGACGGAGGTGATGACATTTGATTGCTCTGTACCGACATCAAGAAATCGCGCTCTCGCTCATGAGAATGAACGACTCGTTCGCGCTCTTCATGGAACAGGGCGTCGGCTGAGTAAGACGCTTGTAACGCTTGTGAGGGTGCTTGAACTCATCCGGTCGGGCCGCGCGCGGTCGGTGCTCATCGTCGCTCCGAAAGCGGTTCTCGGATCGTGGGAACGTGACATCGAGAAATTCGATCCGGATGACCGGCGAGCGCTCCAGCGCGTGACGACGATTATCAATTACGATCTCGTGTGGAGGCGTCCGGAACTCAAGTGTCATTGGGACGTAATCGTTCTCGATGAAGCGCACTATATCAAGAACCGCACGTCGAACCGCTCGAAAGCGCTTCTCGGAATGGCGCTCGACTCCCGGTTCCGGTACATACTCACCGGAACGCCGATCGCGAACGGCGCGCTTCAAGACATTTGGTCTTTGATGGCGTTTCTCGATCCGGTCAAGATCCCGCGCGGTGTGGGAACGATGGCGTTCCCGGAGGCCGGTCGGAGTTATTACGACTTCCAGGATCGTTATTGTTTCCTCGATCAATACTTCAAACCGTACAAATACCAACATGTCGACGAGCTGCAAGAGGTGATCGCGGATCACTCGTTCCGGATCAAGAAGGCCGAGTGTCTCGACCTCCCTGAGAAACTTCCGGATGAGATCTATTCGATCGATCAAGCCGAATCGAAGCGGTATAAGGAACTCGTGAAAGAGTCCGCGATTGAAGAGTATGAGCTTCTCGCCGAGAATCCGCTTCTCCGGATGCTTCGTCTCCGACAACTCTGTTCCGGGCATCTCCCGAACGTGGACGGTTTGAAGTGTGGCAAGATCCGCGCGCTCGATGAGTTTATCGAGGGTTACAGCATCGAGGAAAACAAGCTCGCGATCTTCGCACAATTCACGGCGTCGATCGACGACATCGCCGGTTTACTCCGGCGGCGGAAGATCCCGTTCGTGGTGCTCGACGGTCGGACGAAGGATCACACGGTTTGGAGACGGTTTCAAGATGATTGGAGGTATCGCGTTATCGTCTGTCAATACGAAGCAGGATCGACCGGAATCGACCTCTTCGCCGCGAACACGATCCTCTATTACGAACCGACGATCCGCTCGAACGTGCTTGAACAAAGTCGAGATCGAATCCACCGGGTCGGGCAAACGCGCGGATGTGCCTATGTGCATTTCATCACGAAGGGAACGATCGAGGCCGCGATTCTTCGAGCGCTCCAGGGCTTCGCCGATTTCAATGAGAAACTCTTCACCGAGTACATTCAGACCTATCAAAAATCATTTCGGAAGTGAGGGAAACAAATGAGCATGAGACAACTCAAGAGGTCGATCGCACACGCGAACATGAAAGACGCCGGTCTCGCTGGCGTGAACGTGAAGCATCCCGGCGACGGGAAATCGTTCTTCGCGAGGAACCGGAGAAACTTCGTCTATCGTCCCGGCGACAAGAAAGCTCGCCGGAAGGCTCTCAAGGATTTCGATTTCGGGCCGGAACTCCGGGAGGTGTGAACGTGGCGCTCAATGCGGGAATGTTCACGTCATCGACGGATGACTGGGCGACGCCGAGAGACTTCTTTGAGAAGTTGGACGCCGAATTTCATTTCGACCTCGACGTGTGCGCGTCGGAGACGAACGCGAAATGTGAACGGTTCTTCACGAAGGCCGACGACGGACTCTCTCAAGAGTGGTGCGGTCGGTGCTGGATGAATCCTCCCTATGGTCGAGAGATCGGTCAATGGGTTCGGAAGGCGTTCGAGACTTCTTTACGGGGGGGGGCTTGTCGTCTGTCTTCTCCCCTCCCGAACCGATACGCAATGGTGGCACGACTATTGCATGAAGGGCGAGATTCGATTCGTTCAAGGGCGTTTGAGATTCGGAGACGGAAAGAACTCCGCTCCGTTCCCCTCCGCGATCGTGATCTTCCGTCCGAAATACTCGACTCAAGAGAAATGAGGTCAACGAATGATCGATCCGGGATTTTATAACGCGGACTGTATGACAGCGATGAGAGAATTTCCCGACAAGTTTTTCGATCTCGCAATCGTCGATCCTCCGTATGGGATTAAGGTCGCCTCTCATAAGGGCGGAACAATCGTCGGGGGGGGGGCGAGGTTCTTCGGAGGTAAGTCCCGTTTACGCTCCGGCAAAGTCAAACCGTGCGCGTCAAAATTTTATCATACCTTCGCCGATAACCGTCCGCCGGACGAAGGTTATTTCAAAGAACTCGAACGAGTTTCTAAGAACAGAATCATTTGGGGCGGGAACTTCATGCTCGACTATCTCGGCGCGGCGTCCTGCATGATCGTTTGGGATAAAAAACGCCGAGGAATGGATCAAGCGGATTGTGAAATCGCATGGACGGATCTTCGCGGTCAAAGTCGGATATTTGAATTTCGCTGGAACGGGATGCTCCAGGGTGACATGAAGCACAAAGAAAAGAGAATTCATCCGACGCAAAAACCGGTCGCGTTATATGCGTGGATTCTGGAGCGATTCGCAAAACCGGGATTTAAGATTCTCGACACTCATGTCGGCAGCGCGTCAAGTCTGATTGCGTGTCGACGCGCCGGTTTGGAATTTTGGGGTTTTGAGATTGATGAAATCTATTTCAAGACGGCAACGGAACGATTAGAAGCGGAAACCGCTCAAATCGGAATGTTTGAGAAATGAGGAATCACGGAGACGTTTCCGGGCATCGCTCGCGCGATGGCGGATCAATGGGGAGGCGGTGAAACATGAGAGTTTATATCCTCGACTTCGAGGTCACGGCGTTCGACTGGCTCGTGGTGATCCGCGCGGTCGACGCGAAGCGACACACGGTCATTCACAATGACAATTTCCGTTTCCGCGAGTGGATCCAGAATCACGCCGACGACATTATCGGCGGATTCAATAACAAGGGCTATGACGATTGGATCGCGATGACGATCATCGAGGGCGGCGATCCTGAGACGGTGAAGCGGTGTAACGACTGGATCATCCGCGAGCACAAAAACGGATGGGAGTTTCCCTTCATCCAGTACAAGAAGAGGCCGTTCCGCTCGTTCGATCTCCGCGACGATCTCCCGAAGGGACTCTCCCTCAAGGCGATCGAGGGAAACATGTATCTCCCGATTGTGGAGTCAAGCGTTCCGTTCGACATCGATCGTCCGCTTACGAAGAGCGAACTCGATGAGATGATCTATTACTGTAAGAAGGACGTCGACGCGACGGTCGCGCTCTACGAACGCCGGAAAGAATACATCGCATCGAAACTCACGGTCGCGGATCTCAAGGGCATCGATCCCGCGTATGCTCTGAGTCTCACGAACGCAAAGCTCGCGGCGGTTTACCTGGAGGCGAACAGGATCGAGCGCGTCGACGGTCGGAAGTATGTAATCCCGGAAGTGCTCGATCAATCGGTCATCCCTCAAGAGGTGCTCGGATTCTTCCGGCAGATCGAAGACATCTCGATCCCGGACGAAGAACTCTATGAGACGAATCTTGTCTATGAGATCGCCGGGTGTCAATGCGTGTTCGCCTGGGGCGGCGTTCACGGCGCTCTCCCGAACATCATCGCGGAGACCGATCCGGAAGGAACACCGAACCGGCGGATCATCGTGAACTATGACGTCGCGTCGCTTTATCCGAACTCGATGCTCAATTTCGGATATGTGTCCCGGAATTGTCGTTCCCCTACTGCGTTTCGCGAGCTGGTGCAAAAGCGCATCGACGCGAAGCACTCCGGAAACAAGGCCGTCGCAAACGCGCTCAAGCTCGTTATAAATACGACATATGGCGCGATGCTCAGTCCGTTCAATGATCTCTATGATGAAAAATGCGGTCGTTCGGTGTGTATCTCGAATCAGCTCGCTATGTGTGAACTCGTGTGTCGCCTGGAGAACGAAGTCTCATCGTTTGAGATCCTCAACTTCAACACCGACGGCGTCATGTTCCGAATACTCGAATCCGAGATGAAGATCGCCGAACCGATCCTCGAAGAGTGGCAGCGGCGAACCGGCTTCGAGCTGGAGCGCGACGACGTGCAAAGGATCGTTCAAAAGGATGTGAACAACTACGTCGCCGAGGAAGGAGGAAAAATCAAAGCGTGTGGCGACTATGTCAAGCGGTGGCGGGGTGACGACGTTTCGACCGAGAACGAGATCAAAGACCGGCTCAAAAACAACGATTTGACGATCGTACAAATCGCGCTCGTGGAGCGGCTCTTGCATGACGTCCCGGTCGAGGTGACGATCGGAAACTGTCAAAATCCGTTCTACTTCCAGCAGATCGCGAAATTCGGTTCCTCATACGCGAGCGCATTTCACGAGGTGGACGGTGAGCGCGTTCCGGTTCAAAAAGTCAATCGGGTTTACGCGACAAGCGATCCACGGTTCGGAACCGTGAAGAAGGTCAAGCCGACCGGCGAAGCGCAACGGATCGCGAATCTCCCGGATCATTGCATCATCGACAATGAGAACCGGATCACGATCGAACAGATCGACAAGCAATTTTATATTGACATGGCGAACGAGCGCGTCGGTCAGTATCTCCACGGCAAGAAGGCAAAGAAGAAATCGACAACGATTGGAGGTCAACTCTCTATGGCTGAAATAGCAAAGAAGGACACTCGGAACGTTTACGAACGACTTCTCGCGGCGCGTCAAGATTTCCTCGCCGCGAACGTCAAGAAGTCCGGCGTGAACCGCTTCGCCGAATTCGAGTATTTTGAACTCGGCGACATCGTCCCGGTCGCGACGGAGATCTTCGCGAAGCATCGTCTCGTGATGACGACTTCGTTCGGCGGTGATGAGGCGATCGCGTATCTCGTGAATCTGGACGATCCCGGCGAAATGATCCCGTTCACCTCGCCGATGAGGTCTCTCGATTACACAAAGATCAAGGGCATGAACGCGCTCCAGGGCCTCGGCTCCGAAGAGACGTATCAACGCCGGTATCTTTACATGATGGCGCTCGATATCGTGGAACACGACACGGTCGACGCGACGTCCGGAAACGACGCTCTCGCCTCTTCTGGCGGCTCTGAGGCGGCTCCGAAAGCACGCTCGAATAAATCCTCGACTCCCGCGAAACCGGCTTCTAAGGCCGAAAGAGAAGAGATCAAAGAGAAGCTCACGAACACCGACGGGAACGCCGACGAACAGCAGATCAAAGCGATCAAGCGCGGTTTGAAGAAGCTGCGCGAGGCCGATCCCGGCGAGGAAGTGTTCATCGCCGAGTGTATGTCGAAGCTCCCGACGGCAAAGAATCCGGGCCGCACGATCACGAAGAAGGACGCCGAAGATATGCAGATCGAGATCGGAAAGCATCTCGAAGCGGTCTCGACGACGGAGGGCTAAATATGGGATTCGGCTTCGCTCTGATCGCCGCGTTCGTCGCGGGTGCGGCGCTCATGTTCATCGTTTCGGAACACTACTATAAGCGGATCGAAGCGCTTCTCCAGCTCCGCAAGCCTAAGAACGATCGATTCGAGTTTGTCGACGCGCGACAGGGCGAAGCGCTCCGACAAGGGAAAGCGATCCGGACGGAGATCCGGCGCTCATGAATGGAGGAAAGCTCATGAAGGAATTCACTCTCGACAAGGCGCGGAGGATCGTCAAAACCGATCCTCCCGCGAAACCTAAGAAGATCACCGGGACTCGGCTCGCGGCGATCCTGGGCGCGAATCATTGGTCAACGCCGTTTGAGGCGTGGTGCGCGATCACTCGCACGTATGAGAAACCGTTCGAGGGAACGATTTACACCGAGGCCGGAAAGACGATCGAACCGATCATCGACAAGTATCTTCGCAAGCGCTATTTCATGGATGATTTGAAGACTCCGGAGGATGTATTCGGGCCGGACTTCTTCAAAAAGACCTGGGGCGATTTCTACGGCGATAAAGACGTGTTCGGCGGAATGTGGGACGCGATCGGCGATGATTACATCGTGGAGATCAAGACGACGAAGCGCTTTGAGGATTGGCAGGACGAACCGCCTTATAACTACATGCTCCAGGGTGCGTTATATGCGTGGCTCAAGGGCTTCGACCGGGTGATCCTCGTGTGTGCGCTTCTGGAGGATGACGACTATAAGCATCCGGAGAGATTCGTTCCGACGACGAAGAACGTGATCTTCCACGAATTCGCGCTCTCTGAGCGGTTTCCGAACTTCGAGGATGAGATCATTCTTCCGGCGCTGGCCTTCTGGCGGGATCACATCGAGACCGGCGTCTCTCCCGAATGGGACGACAAGCGCGACGCGGAGATCCTCAAGGCACTCACGACGAACAGTCTCTCCGGCGGCTCTCAGAAGGCCGTGAAAGCGGCTGAGAGCGCCTCGGAGGAATCGATCGACGACTTAATCGCTGAATATGAACTCGTGTCCGAGGACGTCTTGAGGCTCAAACAGCGTTACGGAATCGACAAGCTCGAAGAGCGGCTCAAGGCTCTTCCCGATCTCATCAAAGGGAAGATGATCGCCGCGTTCCGCGACACCGACAAGAAAGTCGAGTATCGCTCCGCGTCGACGGTGTACACGGTCACGAAGACCGCCGGTCGTGAATCCTTCGATTCGAAGCGGTTCAAGGCCGACAATCCGGAACTCTATCTCAAATACGTCAAGGAAGGAAAACCGACGTTCTCACTCAGGACGGCGGAGATCAAAGAAGAGGAGGAACAAGCATCATGAAGTTTGAGAAGCATCTCAAGAACTGCGGGATCATCGGTGTGATCTACAAGGCGAAGAACGGCGACTTCTATCTTCGACAGGGCGCGAGCGGAACGGTCTTCGCGAGGTGTCCGGACTCGTTCGTTCCGGTCAGCGCGGCGGGAGTGCAGGATCTCCCGGAGTGGATCGACGACATTCTGATCGGCGACGCCGATAACCTCCACGAAGCGGATCTCTTCGCGGCGAAGCTCCCGAAGGACGGTCGCGCGAAGGACATCGTGAGGATCTTCCAGGACATCGACGACGGCTCTCGCCGCGTGAACGTCGCTCAAGCCGATTTCGCGCTCATCGAGCGGACGGATCGTCTCCGCGTGTTCGATCCGGCGCGAGACATCGAAGACGGCGAACCGGTCGACGAAGACGATCTCGACGATCTGGATGAGGCCGACGTGATCGACCTGTTCCCGGCTCTGGTCGTCATGAGTCCGAACGGCGAGGTCGTTCGCGGGATCATTCTCAACACCGACACCGATTTCTAAGGGAGGATAAGATCATGAAAATGAAGTTGAACAAGGGCGGTTTCAACGCTCTTCCGAAAGGCTGGTATACCTTCAAGGTCGTCGAGGTCGACGATTCCAAGTATTCCAAGTTTGGTAAGCTGGCGATCAAGCTCCAGACGGCGGACGGACGCGAGCACGTGGAGACCTTCACGCTCACAAAGCCGAACGGCGAGGTCAACGAAGGCGCGATCAATGCGTTCTCCTATTTCGCTCACACGTGTCTCAATGACTTCCAGGTCGAGGACTTCGACACCGACGAGCTTGTCGGTCACTTCATCCGGGCCGAGATCGTTCACACGAAGAGCGACAAGATCAACGAGAAGACCGGCAAACCGTACATCAACGTCAATCTCGGCGACAAAGAACCGGCGCTCGGCTTCGAGGATGGCGACGGCGATGAGAGTGACGACGATCTCGATGATCTGGACGACCTCGAATGATCCATGAACGAGACCTTCAATCAAAGTGTCTGGCCTGGGTGAAGGAACATCCGGAGATCTACGTGATAAACACACACGGCGACGGATGGAACGGGAATGGGACGCCGGATCTCACGCTCTGCGTGAACGGTCGCTTCGTGGCGGCTGAATTGAAGGTCGGTGAGAACAATTTATCCGGCGCGCAAAGGATCCACCGAAAGAGGATTCTCCGCGCCGGAGGGATATTCTTCGCGCCGTATACGCTCGGCGAGTTTGTCTCCAGAATCGAGGTGATTATGAATGACGGAAGAATTCGTCATTCTGAATGAGAATAAAGAGCCGATCCACAAATTCAAGAACGGCGGTAAAGCGTGGACGGAGGTCAAAGACGAACCGAACATCGCTCGGATCGTTCCGGAAGGCTGGGTCGTGCTGGACTTCGACACGGAGACCGACGCGCGGATCATGAAGGCGATCGTGTTCGGGATGGATCTTCCGGTCCGGATGATGCAGACGACGCGCGGCGTTCATGTCTGGTTCAAGGTTCCTCAAGGGATGACGCTCAAGAACGGAATCAAACAGCGTCTCGCGATCGGGATCTATGCCGACAGGAAGTCCGGAGGCCGGAACGCATACGTCAAGATCCGGGATCACGGCGTCGATCGAGAGTGGATCAAGGCGATCCCGTATGAGGATTGTATGTTCCTTCCGAAGTGGCTTCTCCCGATCACCGGCGTTAAGAGCGACGGATTCGGTTTCCGGGACTGGAAGAAGGGCGACGGACGGAATCAGGGTCTTTTCAATTACGTTCTCTATCTCCAGTCAAAAGGATTCCTCCGCGAAGAAGTCCGCGAGACGATTCGAGTCATCAATCAATATGTGTTCGCCGAACCGCTCCCGGATGAGGAAATGGACAAGATCCTCCGCGATGAGGCGTTCACGAAGACCGACGCGGAGATCCGAGGCGAGGCGTCAACGGCAGCGGCGGCGCGAGGCTTCTCACATAACACGTTCGGCGACGAACTGATCTCGATGTATCACATCATCACGTATAACGGGACGGTGTACATCTACGACGACGGCTATTATCAATCCGATGAGCACATCGTCGAAAACAAGATGATCGAACAGTTTCCCGGCATCAAGCAACGGCAACGCGCCGAGGTGATGTCATACATAAAGATCAAAACGCACGTTCCCGCCGGAGATCTCCGGTTCGATCCCTGGACGGTCAACATCAAGAGCGGTCGATTCAATCTCTTGACGATGACACTCTCTCAGCACACGCCGGAGGCGATTGAATTTGACCGCGTCCCGGTCAACTACGATCCCGACGCCTATTCTCCGGAACTCGATCACACGCTTGACAAGGTCTTTTGTAACGACGCCGACGTCCGGAAACTGTTCGAGGAAATGGTCGGATATTCGCTCATGCGACATCTGAGGTATCAAAAGGGCTTTATGTTCTACGGCTCCGGCGCGAACGGAAAATCGACGATCCTCGATCTCATCAAAGCGTTTCTCGGTCATGGGAATTATGTCTCGATCGACCTCGACGATCTCACGAAGGGCCGGTTCAACGCGGCGGAACTCGAAAACAAGCTCGCGAACATCGGCGACGATCTGAACAACACTCGGATTGAAAATACCGGCGATCTGAAAAGGATCCTCGCCGGGAACGCGATGCAAGTCGAGCGAAAGTCCGAGAGGCCGTTCCAGCTCGAACAGTACGCGACGCAAATCTTCTCCGCGAACGCGATCCCGCGAACGAGTGACAACACGTTCGGCTTTTATCGGCGATGGTGCTTCATTCCGTTGAACGCGACGTTCACGAAGGATGACGCCGACTTCGATCCGGGCATCAAGGACAAGATCACGACGCCGACGGCGCTCTCGTATCTGTTCAATCTGGCGCTCAAGGGCGCGCGGCGGCTGATCCAGAACAACGGCTTCACCGAACCGGCGGTCGTCACGGAGGCGCTCAAACAGTATCAGACCGAGAACAACCACGTTCTTTCGTGGATCTTCGAGAATGAAATCGAGATCTCGACGATCGTATCGAAGACTCGGAAAGAACTGTTCGAGAATTATAAGGACTGGTGCGCGAACAGCGGGATCACCTCTCCCGGCTCGGCTCAGAACTTCTATCGGGAGATCAAAAGCGCGTTCGGCGTGGACGTCGTGAGGCGAAGCGGGAATCGCTGGTATTTCGTGATCCCGATCGACCTGGAGGATGAATCATGATCTATGCAACATCGAACAATGAAAGATTCTGTTTGAATTGTCCTTATGGAAAATTCATCGGAGATCGCTTCTTTTGTCCGTTCGTCGAGGGATCGTGTATCAAGATTCCGAGAACGATCGAGCATCCCGACAAGGATCTGATCGAGGCGCTCATGAGGGCGAACGGCTATGTCAGAATTCAGACGAACGAAGGGAGGAAACTGTGATGATTAAGGACTCCGGCGAGAGAACCGAATTCAGCTCCGGCGCGGTGCGCGACATGCACGTCGGGAAGGGTCGGTTCGATCTGCTCCCCTGGTACGCGATCCACGAGGTCGCGAAGCATTGCGAGGAAGGCGCTCTCAAGTATGGCGAGCGCAACGTCGACAAGGGAATCCCGCTTCACTCTCTGCTCGACTCCGCGATCCGGCATCTTGTGAAGTACATGCACGGCGAGACGGATGAACCGCATCTCCGCGCGGCGGCGTGGAATGTGTTATGGGCGCTCGAACAGAAAACGACGCATCCGGAATTGAATGATCTCCCGATCTTGAAGATTAAGAATCCATTCGTTCGGCGAGGGCCGAAGGTGACGAAGGTCTCGATCGACGAATTGCTCAATATGGCGGATCGAATTATCGGCGTGACGCCTGAGATCGAGGAAATCTCGACACGACCGCATCACGACATCGACGATGATACTTCATGCGGATCGTGTCGCTTCGAGTCGCTGGATGGCGATATGCGTCCGTGTTCGGTGTGCTGTCACAACTACGTCGACAAATTTGAAAAGGCGGTGAGCGAGAAATGAAGGTGATCCCGATCTCTTTTCGCTGGCTCGGCGGCATCGCTCCCGACGGTTTGCAGATGCTCAAGAACATCACGGAGGCCGGTCGGATCTGCTATCAGTCCGAGAAGATCGGCGGCGAGGCCGAATTCGTTCGGAGTCTGATCCAGCGCGGACACGAATCCGTCATCGAGCACGAGAAGATCTCCGTCGTCGTGCTCTGCGATCGCGGCGTGACTCACGAGGAAGTCCGTCACCGGATCGCGTCATACTCTCAGGAATCGACGCGGTATTGCAATTATACCGGCGAGCGGTTCGGCGGCGAATTGACGTTCATCGACATTCGCGGCGGCATCGAGCGCGACGCGAAAATGCAGGATCTCACGCCGGAACAGATCGAGGCGATTATGATCGAGTGGGTTTGCGCGTGTGCGGACGCCGAACGGCATTATAACAAGATAATCGAACTCGGCGCGTCGGCTCAGATCGCGCGAAGCGTCTTGAACAACTCTCTCAAGGCCGCGATCGCGATCACGATGAATCTCCGGGAGTGGCGGCATTTCTTCAAGCTGCGCGCGGCTCCGGCGGCTCATCCTCAGATGAGAGAAGTCGCGGAGATGCTTCTCCAGGCGTTCAAGGACGTCGTTCCGGTCGTTTTCGACGATCTGTGAGGTGTGGATCATGAGAGATAACGAGATGACAGGCCGCGAACGGCGCGCTCTGGCAGTGCTTGACGCTTATGAGTATATGCTCAATCTCGACGGCGTCTCTCTCGAATCCCGGCTTCGCTCCGTTCCGAACGGCTGGAGAGATTTTCAGCTTCTCCGAACCGTCGCGCGTCGGCTGATTAAATTGGTCGAATCCACGTGTTCGGAGAAGGATCTCCGGATCATAAACAGATGGCGCGGCGGTGAGATCGTCGTTCGGGAACGCTCGGCGGTCGAACCGAGTCAATCGGTCACGATCGACCGGAAGACGCTCAAGGCTCTCACGGGCTTGATCGTTGAAAATGCGTGTTCGATCTGCATCAATAACGAGGCCGAGATTCGCGGATGCAAAGTCCGGAAGATCTTGAACATCGTCGATCCGATCATGGATCCTCCCGCGTTCGGCTGCGGGTATGCTGATAGATTGGAGAGTTTGAGATGAATGAGAACTTGAGAACGGCGATCCAGGTCGTCGCGGCGGTCGCTCTTCTGGTGTTCGGCTACATCGCCGGATATAAGGACGGCGATTATCCTCGGCGACAGGCCGTCAAGAAAAGAGGTGTTCGGCGGTGACAACCGAGGAACGGTTATTGATTACCGGCGTGATCCGGGCGGAGATCGCGAAGCATCAAACCGCGTTTGAGCGCGCTCAACAGTCGTTCGCCTACGGATCGAGAAGCGCGGAAAAGACGATGGAGCGACACACGATCCTTGAGACCGCTCTCGAATCGTACATGAACAGTCTCGACGGAAAATCGGAATTGCTTCGTCAAAGCGTTGCAATCTCGGAGGCGATCGCACGCTATGAAGCGCACATCGAGAAATTCGGCGAGCGATCTCTCCAGGTGCGACAGGTGATCGGCGAGATCAAGTCCATTTTACGCGGAGGTGACTGAGCGTGGATGAGTATATGGTCATCGAACTTGTCAGCGGTCGAAAGATCGCCGTCAAGCCTGGAGAGATCCTCTTCATGAATTCTAATCCGGAATGGACGGAATTTGACGGAACCATGCTCCGAGTCAACATCGGCAACGGACACACGATCGTCAATATTTCGGCGGTGGCGCTGATCCGGCGTCCGGAAGAGTACGAAATCGAATGGTGCAAGAGTTTTCACTTTTGAAGGGAGGAAAATCAATGTCTAAGGTCGTGATTATGGTTTGCGACGTGTGCGGTCGGAAGATCGACTCAGGCGAGGAATATAAGAGCGTGACGATCATTCCGCGAGGGAAGAACGCGCCGTCGAACACGCGGAGAGTCTATGCGAAGCAAAGAACGTGTCAGATCTGCGAGGATTGCTTCGAGAAGATCGGGTTCCAGGCGGAACCGGAGATCACGCTCACCGGCGGGAAGATCGGGAGGGTCGACAAATGACAGCACTTGAAGTGGGAATCCTGCTTTTGCTTCTCTGGGCGATCGCGACGGAGATCCGTCTCGCCTTCACGCGGAAGAGGCTCGAAGAGATCACCGACATCGCGATCGAGTGCGGTCATATCGTGACGAACATCATGAAACAGCTTGAGGACGACGGGAGGTGATCCACGTGAGGAAATCAATCGAGACGGCGATCGTCGTTTCGGCACGCTGGGAGATCGGGCCGAGTCTCATCATCGAGGACACGGCTCATCGACTCCAGGCGGTCGTCGATCCGGATGACGGATCGGTCGAGATGGGCGTGAATGGGTGCTATAACAGCTCCGACGACGTCGTCGAAATTGACTCTCTCGCCTTCCATACCATTGAGAAGCTCGCGAGGTCGATCGTGTTCCGGTATGACGGGCATCTCTTGAGAGCGACGTGTGAAGGCGTGGATCTGGTCGAAGGATTGGAGGATATGAGATTATGAAGAGGGCAATCGGCTATTATGCTCAGTATCACGAGGCGCTCACGATGGGCGGCGACAAGGGCGACGAAGCGCTGAACGATCTCGTTCGCGATTTTCTCGCCGAGACGAAAGAACTCATCGAGACGCGGCACATCAAGACGGATCGCGGCGCGGTCTCTGTCATCAACGAACTCAATGAGAAATGGAACGCGATCGTCTCGATCTTCCAGAAGCGCGGCGAGACGCCTCCGATCGTCCGGAACGGGTTCCGAATCTATATGGAGTCGAAGATTCCGGAATTGAAGACGGGTGATCCGGCGTGACAAAAAAATCGCGGCTTCTCTCCCGCATAAGATGACCGGTCGCCGCGTCTACGTCGGGAATGAACTTCGATATGTGGCGGATGAGTTTCAGATGATGCAGATCATCGAAGAGAAGCTCGGCGTCGACGTCGGCGACTATCTCCGGGAATGGTATGAGGAACTCGTTTTCGACGACGCCTTTTGTCGGTCGGAGGTCGAGCGGATCGAACACGAACAGCGGCTCAAGCGGTTCGGATGACCGAAAAGTTTGACACGATCTTTGACACAAAGTTTGACATGAAGTTTGACACGGTGAGATCGGGAACGCTCTGAGCGTGTCAAACTTTCGGGGTCTGTGTCAAACTTCGTGTCAAACTTGAGAAAAAGTTTGACACGGCAAAAAGTCCGTATTTTCAAGGGTTTTCGGGGTCTCTATGTCATAAATCATTATTTATTCTATTTCTTAAGAAAATAAGATAATATATAAATATATAGTATATAAATAAAGATATATAAGGAATAGGCGAAAAAGTTTGAACTTTGACACGGCGGAAGAAAAACTCACGGGAGGGAAAGTCGTATGAGCGGAGAGCGGCGAGAGAAGATCCGTTTCCTCAAGTCCTATAAATGGTTATTGATCGAGATCGCTTCGTCCGAGGATCGAGCCGAGGAAGAGCGCGAACGGCTGTATGACGTCCGCGTCCCGATGCTCTCCGACATGCCTCGCGGCGGACGTCCGGTCACGATGGACGAACGGGTCGTTCGCGTGGTGTCCCGTGAGGCCGAGATTCAAAGACAAAAGTCCGAGGCGGAGGAAATCAAGACGGCGATCGAGAAGGCAATCGGGCAAATGCTCAATCCGAGAGACCGGACGATCCTCAAACTCAAATATCTTCAAGGGTGTTCGTTCGAGGAAATCGCGTGTCGAATCAATTACTCTGTCACTCACACGAAGAGATTGCACGACGAAGCGATCGACAATTTCGTGTTACCGGATATGACGAAACGAAACGAATCGGGCTTGAGTGTGTCCGGGCCTGTGTGATAATATCCATACTGCGGGAGCTGGGCGAGCTTCACGAGTTTCCTCCTGTCAAGGGACGGTCGCGTTACGGGGCGATCGTCCCGCTTTTATTTCCGGAGGTGGATCGCATGATCTTGAAGATGTGCGCGAGGTGCAAGCGTCCGACAGTCTATCCCGCTCGTTACTGTTCGAGCTGCGCGCCGATCGTCGAAAAGGAAATCGAAGAGCGTGAGGCCGAACAGAAGTCCGAGTCAATGCGGCGATACAATCGGCGAAGGAATCCGAAGTATTCGAGATTCTATCACTCGGATGAGTGGAAGAATCTTTCGACCTGGTATCTCACACGTCATCCGTATTGTGAGGATTGCGGAGAGATCGCCGTCGAGGTTCATCACGTCAAGCCGATCCAGACCGAGGAAGGATGGAACCGACGGTTCGACGTGACGAATCTTAGGTCACAATGTTTGAACTGTCACAACGAGAAACATGATCGATTTCAGAAGAGAAACAAGAGACGCTCTAATTCCTGAGAACGTGCGGTAAATCTCGGGTTTTTGAGAGGTCTCTTTTCACATGGGGAATTTATCGACCGAATGATTTGAGTCGGAGAATCCTCAGTATACTAAGGGGTTACGGAGAAATAAGGCTATAGGGGTGGGTCAAAAAGTTTCAGACCTCCAAGGGGCAACGGTGCAAGG